TCTATGGTATCATGCTTGCCATCTTGCTCAATGAACCAATCATTAATACCAAGAGTCTTAGATAAATTCTGTAAGAAGATCAAAATAGATCTATCTTTCTGAATTTTAATTCCAGACTTAGTAGTACCATCTGCAAATGCATACTGACTTGCTTTTACCCTACCAATCTGACCGGCATATCTACCCTTACTTTCATCATCTTTATCAATAAAGAAACCTTCAAATCCTTCTATAGGATTAGTTTCTACATGCAATAAAAGATGTGAAGCCCCATCAATAAACTTGAAATCTTCTAGTTCCACTTTGTTAATCTTTAATACATGATTACCTGGTGCAATTGTTTTTGGTAGACCATTACCACCATTTCCTAGATCTGTTGTACTTAAACCCATTTTTCTTGTTGTTTTAAATTATTAAATAAAAACTTTATCCCAGTGAAATTCTAATTCACCTTTCTCATTCATTTCTGTAACTACTATTTCTTCATTACGTAAGTGCTCTGGTCGGGCACCACAAGTAACTTCTTCATTAGTTTTAAAACTAAGAATAGTCTTGTTGCCTTTCCTATACATATACCCAATGGCATCAGCATTTGCACAAACTAAAGATTTAATTTTACCTGTCAAGTCTATATTTGCAGACATGACTAGCTCTCCTTTATCATCTACCTGTTTGTCCTTGATATGACCAGATAAGATAATTGTGGGTGCTAATGTATCAATAAAATCTAAAACTTGAAAGAATGCTTGCCTAATATATAAATATCCGGCACCATTTGGTAAAGTAATTACATTATCCCCATCAAAGTTTTTACCCATTGGAGTTTGCTTATAAAGTTTAATTGCAAGAGGCATAATCATTTCTTCTAATACAGTTATAGTATCTACAGTAATAAACTTATAAGGTTTACCAGCTTCTTTGATAGCTTTACCTACATCTAGAAGTTCTTGAAGACTGCTTACTTTAACTTTTAAAGCATCTACATAATCAGCACCATTTTCCAAATCTAAAATTAGATTGTTATCAAGTCCTGCATATGCAGTAGTTTTACCTGTTTTTGGCTTAGAATATATCACAATTCTTTTTGGATTTTGTCTTTCAGCCTTTACTTTACTTGTTGGAAGTACTATTCCCATGGTGCTTTATCTTTAGAATTTACTAATTCATTTAACCAAGGCTTTGCACTTACTGGTTTCATTAACATAATTGCTGCAAGATCTCTAATAGTTAATTCAGATAATGGTGCATCTGCAATTTCATTATTTTGACAGTCAAGCTCTAATTCTTTCTTAGGAGCTGTATCTAATTCAAAATCAGGAAACACATTTGGTGTAACCTTATTCTGCAACTTTGGTAATGGATCTTTCTCAGCCTCAGCTTTTCTCTTTTCATAAAGAGCATGAGTAATTTCCTGACCGTCCGGAGTAATTACTATTAACTCATTGACAGGAACTGTATACATAATATAAGGTTCTCCATTTGCATTTGTGCCTTCTTTAGTTTCATACTCCTCAGCATAAAATGGATTACTCTTATACTTAAACAAAGCTCTATCTTCATTCATTGGTGCAATATCTACAAGTTCATTTGCAGAATTTACCACTTTGTCATAGAACTCAATGTAAATATCCTCTCCTTTCTTTAGTTCCCATTCAAAGAACTGCACTTGTCTTCCATACTTTCCTTTCTGAAAGAATGCAGTTTTAATAGTAAAAAATGGATCAGATAGTTGTAATTTTTTAAATGTTTCAAGATGGTGAGTAAAGAACTCACTTTCTTTTTCTTTTCTAATATTCATAAATTAAAAATTAAATGGATACTTTTTTTGTTGCTTGTGCTGGGGTATCAATCTCAACAATTCTCATGGTTGTTCTATCAAGCTTAAAGAAGCTTATCCTTGTGGTACCATTTCTAGATTTAAGAAAATGAAAGACTAGAATGTCTTCATCATTAATAATAAATCTCTCAGGACCATACTGTCTTATCTTTCTTAGAGAAGGTTTATTTATACCCATTACCACATCAGCATGTTGTAATAGTGCATCAGAACCATATATATCAGAATCTAATACATAATTTCCATACTCTCCATCTCTTTGTCTCTCAGGAGAATCTATATTTCTATTTAACTGACTAAGTACAAGGAAAGCAATAGGATATCTTTTTTTCATCATAGTTAGGGCCTCACCCAGAGCATTAAGCATCTCAAACTTATCTTTTTGTCCTTTACCTACTCTAAATAGAGCTGAGTGATCTATACCAACTAGCAAGTTAGTATATGTACCATCTGCTTTCTTGTGTCTTTCCATTTCATAATGGATTGTAGCACACATTTCATCAATAGTACATGCATCATAGACAACATTTATTAAGTCCATACTTGCAGTTTTGTTATAGAACTCTACACACTTATAATAGATCTTCTCATCAACAAGGATTCCATCCTTACTCATTAATGTATTGTAATCAGCACCTGTATTCAGACTCAATTTTCTTACACCACTGGTTTCATCAACCATTTCCATTTGGAACTTAAGTATTCTAAATTCTTGGTCTTGATTGTTTTCTATTATGTCACTAATCAATTGTTCCATGAATAAAGTTTTACCGGTTCCCGGCCTAGCACCAACAATAGTGATAGTTCTCCATTCTAATCCATCACAAAAGGCATCATTAAACTTGGGCCAACCACTTTTCAGTGACTTGATCTCACCCTTTCTTCTTGCTTTAATCTTATTGATAGCCTTGTGTATACCATCACGTTCACTAACTGGTAAAAGTGGTTTTGCACCATTAAATAATTCTGCCATAATTTATGCTGGATTTAAAGTTTTCTTTGCTTGGTTATACAATTCATGAAAAAATGTAATACATAACTCAATTACAAAGTATTTCCAAAAGGGCATCTCCTGAATAAAATTTGTAACTATTACATATCCCATTATACTTCCAATTACTGCAAGTACCATTAATTTTAATTTTGTCATACAATCCTCTCCTTAAAATAAACATCCCCCTCTCCATCAGGATTTGAATTTATTATTTCACAGTATGTTGCTAAATCAGATTCCCAGGTCTTATCTATATTCTGCCTTCTTATAAAAGAGGTTCTCATATAGTCATAGTTTCTGACACTGTATTCATCAACATATTTTTCTGTAGCTTTAATGATGGTTTCCCATTCAAAGTCATAGTTCTCAAAGAACCATCTAAATGCAGGTTCAAGGTTCTTTACATTAACTTTTGCATATTTACCAGAGCCAAGCTTTCTATTAGGAAATATATCAACATATTCCTGTATCTTAACTAAGAAATCTGACCCCATTAAATCTTTAGATGTTTTCTTTTTACTCCTCTTGAAGTAACCATTTATTTCATCCATAAAGATAATACTTTTACTGGTAAGTTGCAAACTTTCTGTAAGCCATTGATCTTTTTGCAGTCTTTTGCATTCTAATTCTTTATTGACAAAATTGTTGGGTACTACTTTCTCTCTAATACAATGTAAAACATAGTAGGTATTAGGGGTTAAATTCTCTTTTACTAACTTATTAAATATCTCTTCCATACTACCAAATTATATCTACATGCTTTTTTATTTTGACAAACAAATTATCTGAATCCCATTTAGACCCATTATATGCTGCACTTGCCGGATGTTTTACAAAGAATTTAGTATTATGCTCATCAGCAGTAAGAGAAGACCATTCTTCAGCTTTCTTACCCATATATACATAAACTAATCCCGGGTTATAGTTATTCAACCAATCTAACAGGTATGCAGTAAAAGGTTTCCATATATGATAATGACTACCTATATTATTTACTTCAACAGTAAGAGCTGTATTAAGCATAAGAACTCCTTGATTAGCCCATCTTTTTAAGTCTACATCTAATGACCCAGGGTGTCCTTTGTAAACAGTTCTGTTTACTTCATCTAAGACAAATTGTAGACTAGGTTGTGCTTTACCTGTGTTATCACAACTAAGTGCAATACCGGAAGCTACGCCAACTTGAGGGTAGGGATCCTGCAACATCATTACTAATTGGAGTTTTTCATAAGGACATTCTTCAAATGCTCTGAATAATTGTTTTAGTGTAGGAGTGAACCTTTTATCTGCTTGACTAAGATTCCATAACTGTGTAAGTATGTTATCAAAATCAGAACTAAATATAAAAGATTTAAAAATTCTGGACCAACCACTAGGTTCTAATTTTTCAAACATTTTTTGTTTAATTTCTTCCAGGTTCATATTTTTTGTATTTTTGATTTAAAATTAATCTTATGGCAATCAAAGTAAATGA